TGGATCCGCATGATACATGAGGTAATTGTATACATCCATGTAGTCGTGATCAAACACGCTTCTTGGCGTTTTACCATTCCAAAATTTGTTAGGACTATCCCACCACTTTTCACTAAGCTCTTTGCCAACTAATGCTATCACTAATGCATTACATCGACCTTCAATCATTTCTTTTCTCATAATACAACCCCATCATCTTCATCATCACTTGGTGGTAGTACATACCAATCATCTTCTTGTAGTACGTACTCACCTGCTTTACGCTTGTTGTTATCAGCGTGTTGCTTACGCATACGAGCTGCTGTTTGTGCTGCATGGTCTTGCTGAATCTCTGAGATTTTTGCTCTAGTCTCAGGCTTTACTTCTCTGTGTGAATTACTACACGCTACAGAACAAAACTGCCCACGACCACGGTGTTCAATTCCGCAGTGTGGGCAATTCTTTTTGCGATAAACGCCTGGCAATTACGCCTCGTTAGCTAGCTTACTAAAATAGCTTAGAGTGTCGTCATCGCTTCCTTCATCAGATTCTACTGGTGCAAACTTAGGCGCAGCAGTACGAGCTGAAGGAGCTGATGCTTCTTCGTCAAGAGTTACTGACTCAGCTGTAGTACGTGGTGCTGATCCACCAAGAACACGTTCAAGCTTTGCTTTGAGTTCCTCATAAGTTTTATAAGACTTAGGATCAGTAAATTCTTTTAGTGAATATACTTTACCATAGATTTCCTCAAGCTCAGACTCATCATTAGAGACTACGCTTTTCTTATCGAACTCAGACTTATCGTAGTTACGATAGCCTTCGACGTTACGAATCTTAAGTTTAAAGTTAGCACCTTCCCAAAGATCAAACGGATTGATTGGCTCTTCATCTTGGAATTGAGGTTGCATTACATCCATCATTTTATCAAAGATCTTCTTACCGAATTGATAAAGGAATACCTTACCTTCGTTCTCAGGATGTGCTGGATCGCTTACAATAAGAACGTTTGCAACATAGTGAAGACGGCGCTTTTGCTTACGTGCAATTTCCTTATCGCTATCCAATCCAGAGTTCCAAAGCTTAGTGTTTACCTCACCAACTGGATCGTTCTGACCAATGGAAGTCAATGACTTCTCAATGTACCAACCACCAGGACCTTGAAAGCCATGATCCCAATAACGAGTCCACGGTAGATCCTCACCTTCAGGTGCTGGAAGAAAACGAATAACAGCAAAGCCATTACCTGCTTTGTCTACTTCTGGTTTCCAGAATCGATTGTCTTCGTAGGATTGTTGTTGACCTGCGCCACCACCGACTTTTTCTGCGGCTTGGACGAGTTTGTTGATATCGCTCATGCGATTTTTCTTGAGTGCTGCTAGTGACATATGTATTTTCCTTTGTATTAGCAATGTTTACCAGAGTATGGAATAACTATTATATCACAGCTACGTTTGATTGTAAACAATCTTTTAACGCTTCCATGACTTTATTGTTATTCACCGTAATGAACTTATCATACTTACGTATCTTTAATGAGTGATCAGGCCAAAGAATTGGATCCTTAATCTCATTATCGAACTTAGGCATAAAGTTCAAATAGCGATTCAATACAACAAAAGTTTCAAGTGGAATAGTTTCCTGCATTAGATGTTTCACTAACAAAGGATACTGCCCATCTTCAATAACAAATAGACTTTTGAAGTCTGTTTCGCTTAATAGTTTATCTATATCGTTCTTAAACCGATATGTAAATGATTCCATTAAAGCTTTGTATGCTTTATATGTATCATCAGCTTGCTCATCAGTCAAGCCACCAACCCATTTAGTTCCACTATGAGCAAAGTTGCATGCAAAGAAGTAAGGTAATTCATCTACGCCATACTTCTTTACAAGCTTTGCAAAGAAGAACTTATCACGTCTCATAAAGAAAGACTTTGGTGTTACGCTTGACTTTCCATTATATTTAAAATAGTCGTATGTCTTAGATTCAAAGTGTAGCTTTACTGCAATGTAAATTTGATACGCATTAAATCCATCTTTACTCGAAGGGTAGCTCATTCGTCTTTTTCAAATAACCTTGATTCATTCCCTCAGCTTCTAACTTTGCTTTAATGGGATTACTTAATAATTTAACAATGTCTTCTGGATCAATCTCACGTTCTTTACATACATCAATGATGGCATCTATGTAAGTCGATCGATCTTCCTTAACACGCTTTTCAATTAGTTCTGAGAACGACTTTTTGGTATGAAAACCTTCTTGTTGATCCATCATCTACACTTTCTTTATAATAAATATGACTTCCAATTGATGTGACACGCTCTACATTTTTCCAGCCAGGACTTACATAATTGGCATGATAGAACGTTGCTCCTTGTGTTACATCAACACCTTTTTGATAATAAAAGGCTAATGCTTTTTCTACTGCATTTAGCGATTCATTCCAAGCTTTTTCATTTATTGCTTGACGCATTAATGACTTATCACAATACCAAGAAAATTGACATACGACTGCATCTTGTTTTTCTCGTTTATTCTTTTGATAAATCACATCACATACGCCATTGGGATAATTATTATTGTGTAGTCTATTTAATACAACATGTGTAACTGCAATCTGAGACATTTCACTGTCTCCTCTTGCTTCATAATACGCGTTACGTGTTAAACAAAATAAATCTTTTTCATCATGTGGAATTACAATTTTGTAAAGTGATGCTTGCACTACGCCAATTAACATTGCAATTAGTAATAAGACTAAACTTGCAATAGTGATAGTTGAGGTTTTTATTCTCATTTATTTGCCTTTAGGATAATCGTATCTTCGTTTATCCGTCCGTTGGGTACACTTGGTTTTGTAGTCAGTGCAGCAAAAGCTTTCATACCTTTTGTTTTTGCAGATGACAATACCTCTGCCAAAGTGTCTTCAGGCTTGCGTAATTTACGCGTTTGTGATGTGGATTGATCGTATTTAAGTAGGGTCGTACCCTTGATTTCAAACCCAGCGCCTGACTCAGCGATGTATCGTGTTAGAGCTTTGTACTTAACATTGTAAGTCCAGAGTTCAGTTGCACCAATAATCTGAGACGGATTGATAGAAACTAGCTTGTTCTCGGGCGACTCCTTCAAATACTTAAGCTTCGAGATTTGTTTCTCGAGAGATACGGGTTTCTTAGCTCGAGCCTTGCGTACGACTTTGGTATTTGCACCAAAGCGTTGAGCGTCTGCAATGACTCCCTCGTAGAACTTGACATAAGCTTTTTTACGAGCAGTACTCAAGTGACTATATGCCTCTGTAATTTGAGGACATGTTTTATTTATAGCCTCATTAATCTCATCTAAAGGCTTTTGAGCCCAATCAATAATGTGCTTAGCTGATTGGGCTGGTAATAGATGTTTCTTCATACCTTCATAAGCATCATATGAAGGTGACTCACCTTGAATCCATTGATCTACAACTTCATCAAGTTCTGTAAGAATAGTTTCACTTACCTTTGCTTTAATTCTATCTTGAATTGAAATGATTGGTGCTTTTTCTTGTTGATCGTCGTCTTTAATATCTTCCTTGAGTTTTTTAATTCCAAGGCGCTCCATATCATTTAGATTTTCACGAATATAATCTAACTCACGCTGATTAAGATCAAAGCCACGGCTACGCATCCTGAGAAGAGATCCGGATTGTATCCTACAAGCCCAGTCAGGCGATACAGATAACAACTCAAGGCGGTCTTTAGTGTATTTAAGTTCGTCTTTAGCATATTTAATCACATCCTTTTTAAAGGTTTTGCCATTATTAAAATAGTTGTAATAGTGAAAAGCACGCATCAAAGCAATCTTACGCTTTGATTCATCAGTAAAATCTTCACCAACGTAACTTGGTTCTTCACCTGTATATTTTTCATCCACCATAAGTGGATTAGTAATACGTTTCTTTGGTGCTTTGAAAGTTTCGCCATTGATTTTAATGCGTGCCATAGTATTCCTTTACAGTATTTTTATATTATAACACAACGAAAGCTCGCTGTAAATTAGACAAATTGCTTAATTGCATCATAACGGAATGAACGCCACGCTTGCTTTTCAATATCCCATACTGCTAACACATCCGGATTTGGTTGTTTAACTTTCTTTGGAAAATCGATTGGATCATTTGTGTTTGTTTGGTGTGGAATAGAATTTTCTTGCAAAGTACAAAGCATTGATCGCTCTGTTCCATCAGCCTTAGTAAAAACTACAGTGCAATTACCAGCACGTAGTTTTTCTTTAATAGTATCTTTATCAAACATCATTTTGTTTTTCTTCCAAACATAGCTTCAAGGCGCGCGGGAATGACTTTAGTATCATTGCATACATCGCAACATTCACCTTTGTTTGCTAGAGGAGCAGGGTTATTACCCCAGCCTAGAATCTTCACACCACATAGAACACATTTCATAATTTTCTCCATAACAAAAAGTAAAAGCCGGTTACTGGTGTCCGGCGATCTTCCGTGGACGTCATCTCGACGGCACCGATCAGTATCAACAGGACCGAGCATTGCACTCGGTCTAAGGAAAATTACTCGAGAGTGTTTTTGAACTCGCCGAGACCAAACTCACTACGAAGAGCTTGAACGTCGTCATAGCCAACACTGTCATCAAAGGCACCAGTCACATCCTTATCGGCTTTGACTGTCTTTTTGACAGGTGCTAGACCCGAGGCCCAGCGCTGTGAGTTGACAGAAGGACCAACCTTGCCTTTAGCAGGTTTGTTAGCCTTGACTTTTGCAGCCTTAGGAGCAGGTGCAGTATAAGTACCAAGTTTGTATACACCACGACCGGTACGATTCTTTTCTTGAAGCAACCACATTGGATACTCGTCAGTGCCAAGAACTCGCATAGTCGCTACGACTTGCTTACGATTAAGAACACCATCGGTTTTAACCGAGGGATGCATAGAGAAGAACTTGTCTTCAAAGGTTTTTA